TCAGTTCGTGGCCGGTCGTTGCCCGATGGAGTTGAGGACCGGGTTGCCGTCCTTGTTCCGGGTCAGATAGACCGGCAGGACTTTGGGCAGCGAAGGCACCAGGTTCTGCACTTCGCTGATGTTGTAGACACCACCGATACGCAAGCCACCGGTGCTGTTGTCGGCCAGCATGACGGGCCGGTCGAGGTAGCGGTTGATCAGCGGCAGTGCATCGCTCAGGGCGAGGTTATCCAACACCAGCTTGCCGTTGCGCCACGCCAGCGAACTGTCGTTGGGGTCTGTCTCACGAACTTGCGGTTGCTGGTCGCCGGCCTTGTAGCTTGCCTGCATGCCCGGGGAAAGCGGCAGGCCGTCACGGGGGTTCGCCTGGTTGCTGGTCACCCTCACCGAGCCCTCCAGTAGCGTGATCCGGACCTGGTCCTGGTACATCCATACGTTGAAGCGAGTACCGGTCACGCGCACCTGGCCTTGGCCGGCCCGAACGACAAACGGGTGCTGTTTGTCGTGGCTGACGTCAAAAAACGCCTCACCCTTTTTCAGCGTCACCCTGCGTTCGTTTTTGTAGTTGGCAAATACCAGCTCACTGCCCAGGTTGAGTTCGACCTGGCTGCCGTCACCCAGGGTGACATGGCGTACGCTTGCGCCGGCTTCGAAGCGCTGGTAGGAATTGGCAACCCAGCCCAGGTTCCAACCGGTGTAAGCGGCCAGCGGCATGCCGACTACGAACACCGCAGCGGCGACCGCCAACCGACTCCAGCGCGACCGGCTGCGGCGTGCTGGGGCGGCTGGCGCCGACTCGACGCGCGGCAGATGATCGGCAACAGCCCAGATCTCCAGCATGGCTTCGTATTCGAAAGCATGCAGGGGATCGGCATCGTGCCATTGCTTGAACGCCTGCCGTTCGGCATCGGTGCAATCGACGGCATGCAAACGCATGCACCAATGGGCAGCGGCATCGGTAATGGCGTCGTATTCGGCTTCCGAGAGGGGATGTTCGGTCATTGACTCTTCCTGGTTTGCCGCATTCTAACCTTCGGCATGAGCTGCCGAGAACAGCCGTCATGGCGTTTACGCATCAATGAGCCTTTTTTTCTCAAACATTCGTCGTGGCCTACCGTCGCATACATTGCGTGAAAAAAAGATCAACCACTCAAACCCTTCACGGCACGGCAATTTGCCGTGATGGAGTTGAGTCGAGTTGGCGTCCCAATTCACAAATCAAGAGCGTGAGCGAGTCGGCGTTGCGAAGTATGACGTCGATGCGCTTGTCCGGCAAAATCGGATCGAGAAAATCATCACGAGCGTTATCCATGGTTCTGGCGCCGGTTATCTTCAGGATTTCCCGGGTGGTTTGCCGGTATCCAGGCAACAGCTCCAGCTTCTTGTAGGTGTTATCCGTGCTGTCCCATTGCGTGAACAGTTTTGACTTTGGCGTGGTCAATGAAAGCCCGTTGAGTTGCAGGTCCTTTTGCTTGTCGTATTGCAACTTTCCGGCGTAAGTCACTGTTGAAATCAAATCGAGAAATGGCAGTGCGGCGTCCAGGTAGATGATGTCGAACGTATTGAACAACTGATGGGAAATTTCGTGAATGAAGGACGCTCCCTGGGCATGTGCATCGACATTGAAGAACTCGGGTACGACGGCCTTGTACCAGTCCAAGCCCATGTCGAAAAAAAACTGCGTGATATAGATTCTTCCGACGGCTGCCGGCTCGAGTACGAAGGCGGTTGCTCGATCTTCCAGGTGCTTGAGGTTGCCGATCACGATGCGGTCGGCATTCTGGAGCGCCCAGGATGGATCGGCCAACGCCCGGCATATAGGCGAGATCGCCGCCTCTATCTTGCCGATAAGACGCGCATCGACGCTGTTGACCCCAAAAAACAATCTCAGGAAATTATCCAGCCGAGAGCCCACAAGTGGTTGTCGCTTGAATTGATCAAAGTTGTGAAGGGCGTTGAATGAATAGAACCTCGCGGTCTCCAGTGCCTGCATAATTGCATTTGCACGATACGGATATTTCCTGCGTATCTCAGCCATGCCCTTTGCTTCGATATTCAGTGAACCCTTGGCCTTGAAGTCGCTGTAGGTGACGGCCATCTTCGAGCCGGCTTTACCGAAGCGTATGGTCTGGCGTTGTGGATCGAGTGCCCATGTCCGGCCGTCAGGCGACTTTCTCAATAACGGCCCCTCTGCGTGTTCATGCACGATTCGCCAGGTTTGGCCGGCTTTCGCTACTTGGAAGACTTTGCCGGCGAGGGGGATGTACAGCCTGCCGTTTTCCAGTGCCTTGTAGGTTCCGTCGATCAGGTCCAGTTGCAGGTCCGACAGGCTGATGCCCATGGCCTCGAAAACGCTCAAGTCGGTTCGGATCTGGGCGGTGGAAGCGATGTCCTTCCAGCGATTGGCCAACGTAGCGCCTTGGGAGAGAGGTTCAACGGGATCGAGCAGGCCGAATGTGTCTTCGCGATTCATCAGGCCCAGCGACACCATCTCCGCGGCGCCAGCGATAAAGTCGTGCAGGCCTGTTCTCCAGTCATGTTGCTGCAAGGCTTCGGCTGAAGCCTTGAAGTAGCGTTCGCCCAATTGGACCTATTGCCGCTCTGGCAACCCCAACTGTCACCCAACGCCTACGCCACCCTCAACAGCGCACTGGCCATCCTCCTGTTCGTCGCACGCCTGATCAAACAAGGCCCAGGGCGCTAAGCCAACCTCAAGACCCGGAGCCTTGAATGAACCTCAACGAACTCAACTTCGGCTTCCAAACCGTCCAGTGGCTGGTCCTGACCGTACTCGCCCTCTACACCTGGATCACCAAACGCCAGACCGCCAGCACCCAAGAACTGCTCGAACTGCGCACCCGCATCGTCGCCCTCGAAGAACACATCCGGCACCTGCCAGACCCGTCGGCCATCACCGACCTCCTGGGCGACATGAAAGCCATCCGCGCCGAACTCTCCGGCGTCAAAGACGCCCTCAGCCCCTTGGCCCGGTCGCTGGACCGCATCAACGACTACCTGCTGCGAGAAAAAACATGACCCCCTACGCCGACTACCTGCGCCACGACATGCGCCTGGTCATCCTGCGGCTGCTGGTTGAAATGCCCGGCTACCGCGCCAACAGCTCCGTCCTCAACACCGCCCTCGACAACTTCGGCCACACCGCCAGCCGCGACCAAGTCAAAACCGAACTGCACTGGCTCACCGAACAGGGCGCCGTCACCCTGGCCGACATCGGCCCGGTACTGGTCGCCACCCTCACCGAACGCGGCCAAGACATCGCCGCCGGCCGCGCCCGCGTGCCCGGCATCAAACGCCCGGGAGCCTGACCATGGTTGGCAAATCCTCCATCAACCGCCTGCCGCCCATCGTCAAGGCCTACATACAAAAGCTCCTGCGCGAAGACCGCCTGACCCTCGACGACATGCTCGCCGACATCCACCGGCGCTTCCCCAACGAAAAGCCCCCCAGCCGCAGCGCCCTGGGCCGCTTCAAAGTCGGCTTCGACGAACTCATCGACAAAGCCCGACAGCAACGCGAAATGGCCGAAGCCTTCGTCGGCGCCTTCGGTGAAGACGCCACCGACAAAACCGGCGCCTTACTCGTCGAAGCCATCTCGACCCTGACCTACCAAGCCGCCATGGGCGCCCACGAAAAAGACGACGTCACCGTCGCCGAAGTCTCCGCGCTGGCCCGCGCCGCCAAAGCCACCATGGAAGCCCGCACCCTCAGCGTCAAAGAGCGTCAAGCCATCGAAAAAGCCACCCGCGAACGCCTGCTCCAAGAGCAAGCCGCCGAACTCGACAACGCCGTCAAAGCCCAAGGCATGACCGAAGACCAAGCCCTGTTCTGGCGCCAGAAGTTCCTCGGCGTCAAACCATGAAGCCGTCCTCCAGCACACTGCGCGTCATCGAATGGGACGAGCTGCCGCCCAGCGTCCGCCAGATCCCCGAGGGCTACAACCCGCTGGCCGAAGGCATCCTCATGGCCCACCAATCCCAATGGCTGGCCATCGATGCCCACATCAAACTCTGTGAAAAAGGCCGACGTACCGGCATCACCTTCGCCGAAGCACTGGACTGCGTCATCACCGCCGCCTCGCAAAAAGTCGCCGGCGGCATGGACTGCTTCTACATCGGTGACACCAAAGAAAAGGGTCTGGAATTCATTGGCTACTGCGCCAAATTCAGCCGTGTCATCGCCGAAGCCCAAGCCTCCGGCGTCAGCCAGATTGAAGAATTCCTCTTCCAGGACCAAGACGACGCCGGCAATACCCGCCACATCAACGCCTACCGCATCCGCTACGCCTCAGGCTTCAAAATCGTCGCGCTCTCCAGCAACCCGGCCGGCGTTCGCGGCCTGCAAGGCAAAGTCATCATCGACGAGGCCGCCTTTCACCGTGACGTCTCGGCCGTGCTCGACGCCGCCACCGCGCTACTGATCTGGGGCGGTCGCATCGTCATCATCAGCACCCACAACGGCAAAGCCAACGCCTTCAACCAAATGGTCAGCGACATCCGCGACCAGCGCTACGGCAGCAGCGCCCAGGTCTTTCGCGCCACCTTCGACGACGCCGTCGCCAACGGACTGTTTGAACGGGTCTGCTTCATGGCCGGCAAGCTCGCCACCGCCGAAGACAAAGAGGCCTGGTACAAACAAATCCGCAACGCCTACGGCCCGCGCAAAGCACAGATGCGCGAAGAACTCGACGCCATCCCCCGCGACGGTAACGGCGTCTGCATTCCCGGCGTCTGGATCGAAGAAGCCATGCGTCCCGGACGCACCGTTCTACGCCTGGCCCTGGATGATGATTTCACCCAACAGCCGGTCTACCGGCGTGAGGCCTACGTCGACGACTGGATCGAGCGCTACCTGGCGTTATTGCTACAACCGCTCAACCCCGAGCGCCGCCACTTCCTGGGCATGGACTACGCCCGACACCGCGACTTCTCCATCATCTGCCCGATGTCCGTTGACCAAACACGACATCGCGACGTCCCGTTCGTGGTGGAAATGCACAAAGTGCCCACCCGGCAACAACAGCAAATCCTCTTCTACATCCTGCGCCGACTGCCGCGTTTCGTCGGTGCGGCCCTGGACGCCACCGGCAGCGGCGAAACACTCGCCGAAGACACCGCCGACGCGTTCGGCCACAACCGCATCCAACAAGTCAAAATCACCCGCGCCTGGTACGGCGCCTGGATGCCGAAATTCGTTCAACTGTTCGAAGACGCGACCGTCACGCTGCCCAAAGACGACTCCCTGCACCAAGACATTCGCGCCATCGAAACCGTCGACGGCATTCCCATGATCGTCAAAGCCCGCAAACAAGACCTCAAAGACCCCGACCTCTACCGCCACGGTGACTTTGCCGGCGCCGGCGTGCTGGCCAACTTCGCCACGCTGGAGGTCGCCAGCGGCCCGGTCACCGTCAAATCACGCCGCCCACGCCAGGGCCAACACCTCACCCAGGGGTACGCATGAACACAACCGGCCTATGGGTCAGCCCCACCGAATTCATAAGCTTTGCTGAGACCCAACGCAGGCCCTCGCTCAAACAGCACATAGCCACCCGTGGCCGCGCACAGGCCAGCGACTTCACCAGTCACTTGCCCAACCCCGATCCCATCCTCAAAGCCCAAGGCAAAGACATCGCCATCTACCGCGACCTGCGCAGCTCAGCTTTGGTCGGCGGCAACATCCGCCGCCGCAAGGCCGCGGTCCTGTCATTGGAACGAGGCCTGCAACGCGAACAAACCGCCCGTCATGTGGAACGCTTCATCACCGACTGGCTCACCGACCTCGACCTGGACCGCATCATCCGCGAACTGCTCGACGCCCCCTTGTTCGGCTACCAACCCATCGAACTGCTATGGCAACCGTTGGGCAGGCACTGGGTACCGCAAGACCTGCTCGGCAAACCGGCTGAATGGTTCTTCTACGACAAAGACAACGCACTGCGCTTGCGCGCCAAAGACGCCGGCCCAGACGGCGAGCTTTGCGACCCGCAACGCTTCATCGTGGCCCGCCAAGACGCGACCTACGCCAACCCCTACGGTTTCCCAGACCTGAGCATGTGCTTCTGGCCGGCCACCTTCATGAAAGGCGGCCTCAAGTTCTGGGTTCAATTCACCGAAAAGTACGGCAGCCCCTGGGTCATCGGCCAACACCCACGCGGCGCCACCGACGGCGAAACCGAACTGCTGCTCGACAGCCTCGAAGCCATGGTCCAAGACGCCGTCGCCGCCATCCCCGACGACGCCAGCGTGCAAATCATCGAAGCCGCCGGCAAAGCCAGCAGCGCCGACGTCTACCGCCAACTGCTCGAATACTGCCGCAGCGAAATCAACGTTGCCATGCTCGGGCAAAACCAGACCACCGAAAAAGACACCAACCACGCCAGCGCCACCGCCGGTGCCGAAGTCACCCAAGACATCCGCGACGGCGACGCCGCCATCGTCGCCAGCGCACTCAACGCCTGCATCCGCCACGTCGTCGACCTCAACTTCGGCCCACACGTCATCGCACCGCGCTATGCGCTGTGGCAACAAGAAGAGATAGATAAATCCCTGGCCCAACGCGACAAAGCCCTGACCGAGTCCGGGGTAAAGTTCACCAACGCCTACTGGCAGCGCACCTACAACCTACAAGACGGTGACCTACAACAAGCACCGACCAGAGGCGACAAACCCGCATTCGCCGAGACCGCACAACACCGGGCGCCGGATCAAGCAGCCCTCGACCAAGCTATCGATAGCCTGCCATCCGAGCCCTTAAACCAACTGACCGAAAACCTCGCCAACCTGATGTTCATGGCCGACACCTGGGGCCGCCTAAGCGCAACCACAGACCAGGAAGATTGACATGGCCAGCCCCGCAAAGCAGCTCGACCCTGCGGACCTAAAGATCATCTTCGGCCTCGAACCCGCCAACGCCATCGCCTACCTGAAAGCCAAGGGCTACAACATCACCTGGCATTGGCAAGACATCCTCGACCAGGCCCACGACCACGCGTTCACCGTCGCCAAAGCCATGCGCTTGGACCTGCTCACCGACATCCGCGCCGCCCTGGAAATCGCTCTTCAGCAGGGCCAAACCCTCGAGCAATTCACCGCCAATCTCAAACCCGTCCTACAAGCCCAAGGCTGGTGGGGCCGGCAAGTCATCGTCGACAGCCAAGGCACCGCCGAAACCGTCCAGCTGGGTAGCCCGCGTCGGCTCAGAACCATCTACCAGACCAACCTGCAAAGCGCCTACATGGCTGGCCGCAAAGCCGCCATGGAACAGACCGCCGAGACCCACCCGTACTGGATGTACATCGCCATCCTCGACGGCAGAACCCGCGGCAGCCACCGTGCCATGCACGGCCAGGTCTTTCGCCACGATGACCCCATCTGGTCAACCATCTTCCCGCCCAACGGCTTCAACTGCCGCTGCCGCGTCATCGCCCTGAGCGAAGCCGCCGTCAAGCGCCGGGGGCTCACGGTAATCTCCAGCCAGGGGAAGACCTTCACCGAAACCGTCGAGACCGGCACCGACAAACACACCGGGGAAATCAGAACAGCAACCGTCACCGGCTTCCGACTCACCAACGCCCAAGGCCACACCATCACATTCCGCACCGACCCAGGCTTCAACCACGCTCCCGGCACCGGCCTGAATTAACACACGTCCCCCGTGGCGAGGGAGCTTGCTCCCGCTGGGCTGCACAGCAGCCCCAAACCCAGCCCAACCAATACTTCCTGACCCACCGCAAACCAAAATGGAAGGCATCCCATGTTCATCATCGAACTAGACCATCAACACCTGCAGCAGACCCTAAGCAAAGTGGAGCAGACCATCGGCGACCTAACGCCACTCATGCACAGCCTGGCCGCCGAGCTAGCCAGCCAAACCGAAGAAAACTTCGAACATGAGGGGCGTCCCCAGTGGCCTGAGCTTTCCGACGTCACCGTCGGACGCCGAGCCGAAACCGGCCATTGGCCCGGTAAAATGCTCCAAGTCAGCGCCGCCGGCCTGGCCGCCTCAATCACCACCCACGCCACTGACAACTCGGCGATGGTGGGCAGCAACAAGCCTTATGCAGCGATGATGCAATTCGGTGGGGAACAGGCTGATTTTCCGCAGCTGTGGGGGGACATCCCGGGCCGGCCGTACCTGCCCATGGATGCCGAAGGCAACCTGCAACCCGAAACGGAGCAAGCCCTACTGAAACTAGCGCTGTCTCATCTTGAACAGAGTATGGGGGCCTAACGGTATGAAAAGCAGATTGCGCCGATGACACCACGGTTAGACGCGACCGGCGCTAGAGGGGTAAGAACCACTTCAGGGCAAGGGCCTATTCAACCGCCCATCAAGCGCAAAAGGCTCTTGCAACACCAACTCGTACAACCCATCGGCCAGATGCGGGTTCATCAACAAATTCCAGCTATGTCGCGAAACACTGGAAGGGACCAACACAAAAGCGTGCTTGCTCAACAGATCGGCGCCGAACTGTTGCTGACTTCGGCTCGGCGTACCCGGCACCAGCCAGTTGGGGTTGGCAATAGTCTCGGGCTGCACAACATGAATGCCAGACGGATCAAGCACCCGCGCTTGCGTCAGGCAATGAGGTTTACTGTCCAGCGCATCGAAATCCTTATGCACGGCCACTTCAAGAATGGCCGTAGAGGCATCCAGCGCCGTGTAAACCGTGGCCATTCCCTTGGGGTTCCAGCGCCCACCTACTTTTTCAGCCCCCACCCCCGAATTCCAAGTGGCGGCATACTCAGCAGGATCAAGGCGCCAGAAATGAATCTCACTGCTCAAAGGGTCCTTAGCCATCAATAGACCCCGTATTCGATGCGCGTCAGAAAGTCAGTCACCAACTCATACCCGACCGAGTTGGAAATCAGATCGATGGGCGTCTCACCATCCAAGCCTCGTGCCGGTTTGGCCATCCATTGCTCGGCAAGCTCACGTGAGCCCAAGACCGCCGTTGCCTTTTCCAAGACCTCAGCATAATTGAGAGCCCGCGTACTTTGCTCTGCGGTCAAGACTTCATTGGGCGCTTTTAATCGCCGCGCCAGCGTACGCTCAGATGTGCCAACGATTTTCGACAGCACACCGCGCCGTTTATACACCTCACTGTTCTCGACCATATTAAGCACCGACTGCAGTGAGAAACCTTTTCTAACGGCCCTGTATATTTCCATACGATCATCGCTATCTTTTCCAGAAAGCAAGATCGCAACCATGGACGGCACGTGGCTGGAACCTTGCATCATCACTTTTACCGTATGCTCGCCACTACTCAAGACGGCTACGATGGCACTAGATGCGCCTGGTTTGACGTTTCTTTTGCGGCTGGCATCTTTGGCAGCCTCGTCGGCTGCAGAATCTTTTTTTTTGGCGCTCATGGGTACCTCCAGCACTCTGTCATCTGGCATTTACTATAGTGCCAAATGGCAGAAAATCCTAATCCTAGAGCGCTTCCTTACAAGCGCCTCAGGAGGACGGGGTGCTGCATCAGCTTTCGGCCAAGGGTGGGTGGTGAGCACAGTGACCGCAAATGAGTAGGGTCACTTGGACAGTGACCCCTCTAGTGTCCCGCATCACAAATATCATTCCTTTTTGGCAGCGCCTGTTGTCGTCATGCTGCGTTGCCGCTCGCCATAGCAGGCTATAACTCGTCGCGGCGCCTTGCCTGACGACAACAGCCACCCGCCAAAAAAGAAACGTATTTGCGAAACAAGACGCTACCGCGGCTCGGCGATATCCAGCGCCCGATTCGCCAGCAGTTCACTGACCTCAATCACTTGCTGGATCCCCATCGCCACATATCGGTGAGAGCCTTCAAGATCGAATGCTAGGTCGCTGATCATGGCATTGGCGGAGGCCAGGTTTTCGCTGAGGTTGGCGAGCAGCGTTTCAGTGTCGACGCTCTCGACGACAGTGAAAAGCTGATCCGCTGACGGATCTTTCTTGGGTTTGGCCTGTTCCGGCTTCAAATAATAATTGAGTGCCCGCTCAGTGGCTTCGTGGAATTTTTCCGGGTCGAGGCTTGAGTAGGAAGAGGTGGGGTCCGATTCCGGAGGATTAGGTGTGACCTTGAACATGGTGAATCTCCTGACCTGATTGGGCCACTATTACTTGTCGCTAAGCAAGTAAGGGTGGCGGCTGGACGCAGGTTAGCGAACCGGGGGTACAGGAGCCCGGCAGACCCAAAGGTCTCCCGCGCACAGCCGCCATTGCAACGATTGCAGACATGAACATCCACAATGAAATCAGGAGCGCTGTTGCATCCATACCGATTCGGGTCGCTAAACCCGATCACTGATGAGCAGTGACGGGAACCAAGCTACCGATACGGACCAAGGCGCACAAGCGGGCGGATTCTGGCTTAGTTGTAGGCAAAGGCGCAAGGTGATGTAGCCTCTGGACTGGTGCTCGATATTACTGGGTATGTTTCTGTAGGCCTTCAGACCGGTGAACCCATTGGGGCGCCTTGCCCGACGACAACAGCCATCCACCCAAAGAAGAAATATCTTTGCAAAACAGCATATTAGGAAAACCCCGAACAACGTCTTCAGAAACTCTGAATGAGCGTCGTCCTAATACAGCGAGATCGGATTTTCAGGCATCGATGGCGCAATAACCAGGGTTCACCTAGACGAGTCAGATGTACATCAAGTGACATCATTGTGCTATATTGGCGTCTGTTCGTCAGGGACAGGCGGGAAAGTTTCATGAAGTATAGAGAAAGCAATCTTGATAAAAAATTGAGGAATTGGTTTGTCAATGATAATACCAAAGGCCTGTTGCGGGGGATTGAGGTAGCTCAGGGTGGTTTTCGAGGGCTGACAAAGTTTAGTGTCAAACTCGAGTATCCAATTACTGCCTTTGCAGGTATTAACGGCTCAGGCAAGTCGACAATGTTGGCTATTGCGGCCTGTGCCTATCACAATACAAGCAAAGGCTTTAAGCTTCCGAAAAGGCCGCGAAGTTACTATACTTTCTCCGACTTTTTTGTTCAGCATGCTGAAGAAATACCGCCGCCTGGAGTAGAGATCAGATATTTCATCGCGCACAATCGATGGAAGAATCTTCCTGAGGGTGTTGCATACCAAGTGCGGAGGAAGAAGGCTAAAGGTCGATGGAATGACTATGATTTACGGCTGAAGAAGGCAGTGGTGTTTCTTGGAATTGAGCGAATTGTTCCTCATGCTGAGAGGAGTCAGTCGCGTTCATATTCGCGCTCATTTAAGAGCATTCAGGTTCATGGATGGGAAGATAGCGTCAAAGATGCTGTGGGGTATATTCTCGGCAAGAAATATGACGACTATCGTCAACTTGAATACCGCAAATATAGCTTGCCTATAGTCAAGGTGGGCGATGTTGTTTATTCGGGATTCAATATGGGAGCGGGTGAAAATGCTCTCTTTGAGATTTTTTCCACTATTTATGCATGCGGACAGAACTCGCTCTTAGTGTTGGATGAGATTGAGCTTGGTTTGCACGCTAAAGCTCAGCGCCTTTTCATTGAGACCCTCAAAGAAGTGTGTATGAAGACTGGTACTCAGGTCATCTGCACAACCCATTCAAAGCAGATTTTCCAATGCCTACCTGATGACGCTCGGTTCTTCATTGAGAGTTCCGGAGGTAAAACTAAAATCACCCCAGGAATCTCTGCTGAATTTGCTTTTTCAAAAATGGGGGCGCTGGGCGAGAAGGAACTGGATATTTTTGTTGAAGACCCTGTCGCGAAAGTCATCATCGAAAGCATGCTTGACGGCAATACAAGAAGCAGAATCAATGTTACTCGCGTAGGTTCGGCTGGGGCAGTTGCGCGTCAATTGGCGGCCCACTATGTCCGGGATATGAAATCCAACATCATGGCCATCTTTGACGGCGATCAGCGTGTGCTGCAGAAAAAGAACGTTGATTACGCGAAGAACATGACTGAAATCAATGACAACGTCATTGAAGAATGGGTTGTTGATCGGATGAATTATTTGCCCGGCAATGTCTGGCCCGAGGCATGGCTTCTTCAAAAGTGTTCAGAGGTGCCTCAGGAGCTTGGCAGCGTTCTCGGAGTAGACGCGGATCGAGCCAGCGAAATTATCGAGTACTCCTTACAGGCGGGGAAACATGAAGAGTTCGCCGAGATGGGTGAGCAAGTCAACTTAGATGCGGAACGCTGCTTGGTTCTCACCTGTGGGGTAGTGTGTAGGATCTTCGGTGAAGAATTCGAGGACCTCCGCGAGGCGATCAGATCCGCTCTGCGATGAGTTAAAAAACGTAACGGTCCGCCCAGCACTCTCTCCTGAGGCCCCTCTAATTGGCCAAGATAGTGGATACCCTTGGATACAGTTGCCCCAGCCCGTCGGCACCCGAATTTTCCTTTAGAGTCTCAGTTGAATGGTGTATCTGAAGCCTACCGTCGCGCGACTGCCCGATTTTAACTCTAGGACTCATAATTACTGGAGGGTCCAGTATGACCACGCTACCGGTAAAACAAGCAGTGCTTTCAAGTACCTCTATAATTGCCTATAGATAGTTAAAATCCAGGAGGAATAATATGAGAGTTGAAGAGGAATACAAAAAAACAGGCTACTTCTGGCTACCTGGAAAGGAAGAGAACAAAATCCCCGGGATACTATCGATCAATGATGGCGGAAAAATTGAACTGGAAATCATTGGGCATTTCAGTGATGGCGCTGACTTGCTCAATAACAACGATGGCTTAAGTCGAATAATTGGCCACATCGAAAAAGACGGCCTGATAACTCTCGATGACTGCTTTTATATAAAAAAGAACATCTCATTTGGCGGTATCTCTAAGTCAAGCATTCGCGCAAATACGGTTTTCAGTGGGGTTGATTGGGGTAAGGATGAGATTGCAACCTTTAATACTTTTTCGTTCTCAGTGGACTGCTTAGACGAATGGGTTGGCATCAGCGGCATTAACGTAGATAGCGACTGGGTCACTGGAACTGCAACAATTAATTATTCCCCGCCCGAAGAGAAAATTTTCTTTCTCGATAATGGAATGAAGCTAGAAATTGGCTTCTCCTATACGCTCCCTGGGTATCCAAATATTACAGAGGCTAAGATTGCTCAGCGAGCCTATTTTAGGCTCGTCTCAGAGGAGTTGCGTGATTTAAGTGAGTTTAGAACTGTTGCCTTTAAAATCACAAATCTAATGTGTTTTGCCGTAGATGAGATTGTTACCCTGAAAAATGTTACGGCAACCTCGACTGAGAAGCAGCGCAGTGTGGATGATAATCAATACCCCATTCCAATTTCAATCTACTATCAGAGCATTCCATTTTCCGAAAAAAAGCCAAAAAAAGATCGGCATTCCATGCTTTTTAATTTTGGCGTTATTGCAACCAACGCTCAGCAAGTGCTCAACAGCTGGTTAAACGCTTATGAATATCTATACCCTGCATTGAACTTGTATTTCTCAACAAAAACTGGAGCTCAAAAATATCTTGAAGGTAAATTCTTGGCTTTGGCGCAAGGACTGGAGACTTACCATAGAAGAATCAGCAGTGAAACACTAATGAAACCAGATTTTTTTGAGGCAATGATCGTGAAAATCCTTAGCGGATGCCCAAAAGAACATCTCGAGTGGTTACAAGGCAGATTAAAGCACGGAAACGAAATTAACCTTGGCAAGAGATTAAAGCGAATTATTGAGCCGTTCAAAAACCACCTTGGAACGAGCGGAGAAAGAAGTAAGATGCTAAGGAAAATCGTAGACACAAGGAATTACCTAACTCATTACAATGAGGAGCTGAAAGAGGGCTCCGCCAAGGGAAGAGATCTATGGGTTCTTTGTGAAAAAATGGAATCCATATTTAATTTGCATTTTTTAAAGGTCATTGGATTTACTGAGGAAGAAATAAATCGGGTAGTAAAAAATAGCTTTTCACTAAAACAAAAACTACAAGCGAGCTAACGAATACTGCGCTATTGCTAGAAGCTTCAGCCTCCGTTGAGCCGGGAGCGGCTCTCCAGAACGGCAGCTTACCGGCCAACACACCATTTATGAGGTACAGACAGCAACGGTAAAGGGTTGGCTTGGTCCCACAAGACCTGCATGGTTCCCTTTACCTTTATTTGCGCAAGCCTCCGCACTGTTTACTGCAGATACGAACCCGACAAGTCGGCTATCCAGTCCCTAAGTCAGAGGCTTTTGAGTTCGGTCTAAGAGGTTCACCTGCTACCTCGTTTTGAACCAGAACAGACTGATGCAAACCGCTAGGATTAGCCCGGCGATCACCAGTCCTCTACTCTGGTTATACAGCCTTTTTATGGCCCAGCGAAACGGCCTCGCTTCCGCATTGTTCTGTTCCTCGCGCAAACACACATAGACATGGTTGAGTGCTGCCAACTTCGCCTGTGCAGACTCCACTGCGTCCAAACGCTCCGCCAAGTGGTCGAACATCGTGTGTTCGAAGATATTCTTCTTCCATGTCTCAACCACGTTTAGCGCCCGAACCTGCATTGGCCGTGACAGGCCTTCGCGCTTTCCCGAATCAAGGTAATCAAATCTCAAGCCAAACTGCTCGTAGAACCGGTTACGTCGCGCCTTATTATCGGCGCGTGCCTGTCCCATCCGCAGTTCAATTGGGTTAACGGCGGCGTCAGGCCACTGCTGCACCCATTCAACGACGACGTTCATCAAATATGTGCCAATCCGTTGCCCATGCAATTCTGGCAGTCCGAGGTATACCGAACCAGCGGCCATTGAAGAAGACGTAAGAGAGACTGCATTGAAAAAGCGCGAATAGCTGCCGTCAAATTGGCCATGTCCGCTCTCATAAGAAGGGTGCTTGCCCGCGATTCTTCGATACGACAAGCGGATTGAGGCACTGCAGATTTCATCGTTAGAATCAAGTTCGTACTTTTCTTCGCGCTCGACTACGATCCAGCAAAGTGGCGATTCTTCAACGCGATCTTTATCTCTGATCTCCAGCACCAAAATGCGGGGTTTCATGCCTTTTCGCTCAGGCCAAGCTCTATCAAAAGAAGGCAGAGCCATCAGTTCGTCCGTTTCTGGTTGTCGGAGAGAGGGAAAAAAAGCTCATCTACCTTTGTAGTGATGCGCCCCACAATAGGCGTCAGCTCTTGCGCGAGCGATCTAATCGCGTCAGCGGTATCGCCCATCCCTAGCTGGCCGGCCATGAACTCTACGCCGTCGCTAAACAGTTGGTCATGTTTCTCATCAGGTAACTCTTCGCCGTCCTTCTGAGCACGCTCTGCATGGCTCATCAAAAGTACTCGAGCGTATTGAAGGGCTTGCTCATAATCGCGGTTGTTCATTTCGATCGAGGCAATTAAGCCCTTTGCGCGCAAATAGAATTGAACGACATCCTTTGCCAGCTCTCGTGGCAGAAGGTTTAATGCTGGCGGCCCCGAGTCGAAAATAGGGAACGGATTTTTCCCAATTGGCAATAAATACAAGAAAGGCGCGCCCTCAGCGCACGTCGACAACTCATCGCCGCATTCTTCCTTGAACAGCTCCCATGCACTGGCGATCTCTGTACGCAAAAGCATTAACGTCGTAATCATCCTCTCTCTGTCAGCCGCTTCCTCTTTCTTCAGCGCGAATTTATGAGCATTAGTCGCCGCCTTCAACGTAAAGAAACCGCCAATACATGCCCCTACAAGGCCTGAGACCAAACTGATGTAAACGTCAGGGCTTCCCAAATTCATACGTTTCTTGCTCCAATTCTCATGCATAGGGTGCCGATTGTAGAAGCTCAACCTCGCTGCGTTCGCCGGTTGTCCTCACGTCGAGTCGCGCTGAAACAGTCAGCAAGTCGTAAACGCTTTATAAAACCTCATGGTGGCATTGCACATCGATAGATCCCCTCGTGATGTCAAGCCTACCTCAATCGGGCAATAATTCGGTCATCTCACTAAACTTCGTGAGAGCGGAATTCGCGCCGGTAGACCATAGCGCTTAACTAGAAACCACGCGGTTTAGCGTTGTTAGTCGACCCGAGATGAGTGGCCTCGATAGAGTCACTTCTTTCCACTAGGCAAGGTTGGCCCAACCCAAGCGATCACTCGCTGCTACAATCGACTCTCTAAACCCGATTAAAAGCCTGACCACATACCCCATTCCAAGCTGTGCGCACCATTTCCAACAAAGCGCACAACATGAACCCACTCCACATCTTCAAACCCGGCACCCACACCGCCCAATGCGGCACCACCTACCACTTCACCGAAGCCGACCTGGCCGCCACCGTCGCCGCCTACAACCCAACCCTGCACGAAGCACCATTAGTCATCGGCCACCCCCAACACGACGCCCCAGCCGCCGGCTGGGTCAAATCCCTGTCCGCCACCACCCAAGGCCTAATCGCCGAACCCCAACAAATCGACGCCTCCTTCGCCGAGCAAATCGCCAAGGGCAGCTACAAGAAAATCTCCGCGTCCTTCTACCACCCAACCGCCGCCAACAACCCCGTGCCCGGCGTCTACTACCTGCGCCACGTCGGCTTCCTCGGCGCCCAACCGCCAGCCGTCAAAGGCCTGCGTCCCATCGAACTGGCCGAAGGTGAACCCGGCGTCATCGAATTCAGTGAAGGTGGCCTGCAACCCACGTCATCCGCCACTGCATTAGAAGCAGAAAACAAACGCCTCAAAGCCGAACTCGCCCAACGCGACAACGCTGCCCAAAAAAACCTCCACAGCGCCAGCGTCGCCTACGCCGAACAACTGGTCGCCGCCGGCATGAAACCGCTACACGCCCCAGTCGTCATAGCCGCCCTCGACGCTGCGCAATCCGGCACCACGCCCTTGGAATTCGGCGAAGGCGACCAGCGCCAGCCCCTAAGCGCTGGCCTCAAGACCCTCTTCAACGACCTGACCAACCCCGTCAGCTTCACCGAAGTCGCCACGAAGGCCCGCACCGGCCAACCCGATGCCACACCCTCCAACCCTTTACTCGCCGACGCCGCAGCCCGCGCCCAACGCTAGGAGCCCCCATGGCCACCTTCAACCTACCCAAAGACCTGGGCGACTTACTGCTGCTCCAAGTCAGCCCCGGCTGGACCAAAAGCAACGTCACCTTGCTCGCCGGTACCGACTACCCACTCGGTCAAGTGCTCGCCAAAGTCGCCGGCAAATACCAAGCCCTCGATCCCGCCGGCAGCGGCGCCGCCAAAAAAGCCGCCGCCGTCCTGGCCGAGCGCGTAGACGCCACGGCTGGCGACCAACCCGGCGTGGTCATCGCCCGCGGCGCAGTCCTCGCAATCGCGCACCTGGTCTGGCCCGCCGGCATCACCCCAGCCCAGCAAACCGCCGCCCTCGACGAACTCAATGCCCTGGGCATCGTCGCCCGCGCCACCCTCTAACCGGAGCCAGCCATGAACCTGCCAGACCTGTTCAGCGTCGCCAACCTCACCGCCGCCGTAAACAAACTCCCGGCCATCCCCGGCAAGGTCGGCGCCATGGGCCTGTTCGACGAAAAAGGCGTCACCAGCACCAGCGTCATCATCGACGAGCGCGAAGGCCGCCTGGTGCTCGTGCCCAACACCTCCCGCAACGACGACCCGGCGCCGCTCGAAGGCCGCAAACGCAAACGCCGCACCTTCGAAACCCTGCACCTGCCGGTCAGCAGCTCCATCCTGCCCAGCCAACTGCAAGGCATCGCCGCCTTCGGCCAGGAAAGCGCCACCGCGCCCGTCGTCACCGTCGTCAACGACCACCTGCAAGAACTCAAAAACAGCATCGAAGCCACCCGCGAATTCCAACGCGTCGGCGCACTGCGCGGCCAACTGCTGGACGCCGATGGCTCGCTGCTGACCAACCTCTTTGATGAATTCAACGTCAAACAAAAGAAGGTCACCGTCGCCCTCAGCAACCCCGACACCAACGTGCGCAAAGCCTGCCTAGACGCCAAGCGCCACGCCGAATCCAAACTCGGCGGCGTCATGGTCACCGGCTTTCGTGCCTTCTGCGGGCCGGACTGGTTCGATGCCTTCACCGACCACGCCAAGGTCAAAGAAGCCTTCGCCCACTACCAGGCGGCCCAAGATCGTCTCGGCGGTGACATGCGCTCAGGCTTCACCTTCGGCGGCATCGAATACATTGAATACGACGTCACCGTCAGCGGCCAACGCTTCATCCCGGCCGACATCGCCCAGGTCTTTCCCGTGGCCCGCGGTGTGTTCCGCCTGTTTAACGCCCCAGCCAACTACAACGAGACCGTCAACACCTTGGGCCAGGCCTTCTACAGCAAAGCCGAGCCACGCAAGATGGGCAAAGGCTGGGACCTGGAAGCCCAAGCCAACCCCTTGGCCATGTGCTTGTTTCCCGAAGCCCTCGTAGAACTGAAAGCGGGCTGAGCCATGCGCTACTGCACCCGCGCCGACCTTGGCAACGCCATCCCCCTGATGACGCTCACCCAACTCTCCAACGACGACCCGGCCGCCACCGCGCCCAACGAAAGCGTCATCGACGACGGCGTGCGCCAGGCCGAGGAACTGGTCGACGGCTACCTACGCGGTCGCTATCAACTGCCGCTCGAACCGGTGCCCACCGTCCTGCGCGATGCCGTGGTCTACCTGGCCCGGCACTGGCTCTACCAACGCCGCCCCGAGGGCACCTTGCCCGACGCTGTAAAAGACAGCCGCAAAGACACCCTCCAGCTACTGGAAAACATCCGCGACGGCGTCATCACCCTCGGCACACCCACCGGCCAGGCCGTGCCAGAACCCGGCGAGATCCGCGTGCGCGCTCGCCCACAACAATTCGGCGCCCAACAGTGGGACCGCTATTAATGACGCCAGCCAAAACCCAAACCCAACAACTGCTCGACGCCATGCTCGCCCGGCTACAAACCGACCTCGGCAGCGAACTGATGATCGAGCTGTTCCCCGAAAATCCGTTGCAATACCGGCTCAACCATCCCCGCGGCGCCGTCTTGCTCGCCTACGGCAAATCCACGTTCGGCCAGTCAGAAAGCACCGACGCCTGCTTTCAGGCACGGCACCTGGTGCTGCGCCTCACGTTAGTTTTCCGCCAACTCAATGGCAAAGACGGCGTCGTCAGTCACCTTGACCGCATCCGCACCTGCCTCACCGGCTGGTACCCACCGCACGCTAACCAGGCCTGCCGTCCCGTCTCCGAACACTTTATCGGGCATCACAACGGCCTCTGGCAGTACGCCCAGGACTTCGCCGCCGGCATGCCACACCTGCAAACCCAGGTCCACGAAAGCGGGCCAAAACTGACCTCCGTCCAGCTTCAGGAGCACCCATGAAACTCACCACCTACCGCTACGCCGGGCCACCCAGTTGCGCCTCTCTACGCGTTGGCAAAACCGGCGAACGCCTCGAAGTCCTCCTGCACCCAGGCCAACCGGTCAGCATGCCGGCCGACCACGAATACACCCGCGTCCTACTGGCCCTCAAACACTTGCAACCGTTACACACCAACCCTCTGCCAGCGGGCTCATCCGCAAAGGCAATACAAGCACCATCAATATCCGCCCTTAAGGAATAACCATGCCCGCCAACTACCTGCACGGCATCGAAACCACCGAAGTCGAACGCGGCCCCCGGTCCATCCGCGTGGTTAAATCCGCCGTCATCGCCGTAATCGGCACGGCGCCCACCGGCCCCATCAACGAACTGACCCTATGCCTTAACGACGTCCACGCCGCACAGTTCGGCCCGCACATGACAGGCTTCTCCATTCCCGAAGCCCTGCAAGGCATCTTCGACTTCGGCGCCGGCACTGTACTGGCCGTCAACGTGCTCGACCCCACCATCCACAGCACCACCGTGGAAGAGCAAGACAAACAGTTCGCCCCCAACGATCTATTGCAACTGGAGCACGGCGCCCTGCAAACGCTGCAAATAAAATCCGCCGACGGGTTGGTCACCTACCTGGAAAGCACCGACTACAAAGTCGATATGCCCACCGGCCACATCAGGCGCCTGCCGACCGGCAACATTGCCGCCAATGCCCAGATCAAAGTGGACTACACCCACGCCGATCCCAGCAAAGTCACCGCGACGGACATCACCGGTGCTGTCAACGCCGCAGGGCGGCGCACCGGCCTAAAAGCCTTCCAAGACAGCTATAACCAACTGGGCTTCTTTCCCAAAATCTTCATTGCCCCAGGCTTTAGCACCTTGAAAGAAGTGACCGCCGAACTGGGCGCCTCGGCCGGCCAGGTCGGCGGCATCGCCTACATCGATGCGCCCATCGGCACCACCGTGCAACAGGTACTGGCCGGGCGCGGGCCAGCGGGCGCCATCAACTTCAATACCAGCAGCGACCGTGTTCGGTTGTGCTACCCGCACATCAAAGTCCACGACGCCGCCAACGGCGAGCGCCTACAACCGTTGTCCATCCGCGCCGCAGGACTGCGTGCCAAAGTCGATAACGACCACGGCTACTGGTGGAGCAGTTCCAACCAGGAACTGATCGGCGTCATCGGCCTGGAGCGACCATTAACCGCTCGGGTCGATGACTCACACAGCGAAGTCAACCTGCTCAACGAAAACGGCATCACCACCGTCTTCAACGCCTTCGGCACCGGCCTGCGCCTGTGGGGCAACCGCACTGCGGCCTGGCCCAGCGTCACCCACATGCGCAACTTCGAAAACGTACGCCGCACCAAAGACGTCGTCGACGAATCCATCCGCTACAGCGCGCTGCAGTTCGTCGATCAACCGCTCACCACCTCGCTCATCACCAGCATCACCGAAAGCGTCAACTTGTTCCTGCGCAAACTCATCGGCGACGGTGCCTTGCTCGGCGGCGAATGCTGGTACGACCCGGTCCGTAACCCCCAAACCGAACTGGAACAAGGTCACGCGCTGTTCAACTACAAACTCACCGTACCGCCGCCCTTTGAACGCGGCACCTTCGAAACCGAAATCACCGGGCAATACCTGGTCAACTTGGGAGCTGCATAAATGGCAGGCTTTAGCGCGCACCGTATTTCCAATGCCAACGTCTACCTCGATGGCACCAGCTTCTTCGGCAAATGCGAAGAGATAGACCTGGGCAGCATCAAAACCGTGGCGAGTGACTTTCAAGGGCTGGGCATGGTCGGGCTGATTGAGCTGCCGGATGGCATCGACAAGCTGGAAGGGAAGATCACATGGAACAGCCTGTACTTTGAAGCGGCCAAGAAGCTGGTCACGCCGTTCAAGAGTGTGCAGTTGCAATGCCGCTCCAACGTTCAGGTGTTCAACAATGGGGGGCTGGTGAACGAGATTCCGCTGGTCACGACCATGGCCATTACAGGGAAGGAGTATCAGTTGGGTACGCATAAACCGCGTGATCCAACCAAGTATGAGACGCCGTTTTCGGCGACCTATGTGCGGCAAATGATCAATGGGGATGAGGTGGTGTTGCTGGATTATTTGGCGAATATTTTTCGTGTGGGTGGGGAGGATCAGTTGACCAGATACCGAAAAAATATTGGGCACGCTTAAGCTCGAATCTGTATGAGGGCTGGACTCACGAAGCCGCAACAGCAGCCGATACTTAGTGTGAATTCTAAATATTGGATAATCATCGATGGCTGATTCGTCGTGGTGGCATACTCTTGCGGCTTCAGGGCTTACTGCTGCTTTAACACTCGCGGGCACCAGCTTGCAACAGGCTCACCAGGATGAGCGAGCGGACAAGGCTAAATTTCTGGACGGTGCCCAGGCAACGGCGCAAGAAACCAGCCGCCTATTGGACGAGGGCTACAACGCGCTTGCCAAGTTAATAAAAGAAACAGATCAAAAGGGATCGGAAGAATTCTCCAAGGGACCGGGGACTGAATACATAGAGTTCTATCGAGGTTGGCGTCAGCGGCTAATCGCGGAGCATTTCAAACTGTCGAGATATTTCGGTAAAGACATGGCAAACGATCTCGTTCATATAGACGAGATCGACCTACACCCTGTAGATAACCTTTCTTCCCCAAACCCTTGCACTCCAGCGGGAGATGAAGATAGTTTTGATATAGAAAAGCTTGCGTCCGAGACGGAGTGCTATTCTCGACTTGTCACATTAAAACAAGATCGCATCAATGACGATACGACGGACAAAAGCACCGACGAATTGTTCGATGCGCTCGCAGCAAAGCTGAATACCCAGAACGCAGCCAAAAAACTGCTTCAGCACTATGATAAGTCTTCAGTCAGTTATCTGAGGAGGTTAGATGCACGACTCACAGAGCTGGGGGCTTCAAAGGTGACGATCATACCAAATAAACCCAGTGTTAAATTATAGTCTGGCAATATCGAAAAGCGCACACAATTAGTTTGTGAGCGCTTTGATAGGTATCTGCTTACTCTGGAAAACGCCAAGCTACAACTCATGGCGTCAAGTAGGGGAACCTTTTGTGCCAACTCGGCGTCTCCTTCATAACGCTAACGAAGTGATCAATGACCGCTTTTGCTGAAAGATGAGGAGCCGGAGTCAGAATAATCGCCTGCCATACTGTGTTTGTCTCTGGGCCAGAGGAACGGCGATCGTCCGTTTTCATATGTATTATGCGGTCTCGAACACTTTTCAGCTGTTTGTATCCTTGCCAGCTTCGTCCCCCTTTAGGCGAGGAACATTGCAGAATTTCGGGTAGCACACTCGTTAGCTTTTCATCTAGGGATGTATGACGCTCAATCGTTTCTTTGCTGGTCGCCTCCAGTACGACATCGCTCCTATGGTGACGCGCATAAAAATAATCCGATGGAATCGTCTCGTTAACGAACGCTTCTAGTGCCGTAAAAGCTAGAACAATCGATTCAATCATATTTTCAACGTAATCGAAGGTGTCCTCATCGGACGGAAAATTGACTTCGACATGGAGTGTTTTATCAATGCCGCTTCGATCTCGAATTGCGCGTGCCGCGATAAAGGCTAAAGCAGAAGAGTTAAGTAATAATGCGGTTGCATTGGGTAAAGGAATAGTGAGGTGCTTTTTCTTTGTCAAAGGGATGACCGAAGACAGAGTTACGCGGGTGCCCTTGGGTGACATAATCCCCGACCAAGGAGATACCCAATCCTCCCCTAAGTGAGTGACGAGTTGAAGCCTCCAATCGTCAGTGCTAGGTTTCTGTGGCGGGGTAATCGGCTTCATGGATACCTCAGATCTGAACGTAAATTCTGGTTGAAAACCATTCCAATCAGCAATGGGGGCACAATCGAACGCGACCTGCCTGTCATCGAACCGCCTGCCTCAATCGTCCTCGCCTGACGACTGTTGTATAAATATCTAATCAGGAGATTACCCTTGGCTCCCAATGATGGCAATATGACGCATCCTAAAAAAGATGCGGGCAGAGCAAGGATGGCATCACAAGAGTTCACAAACTTTCATAAAGCTGTTTGGACCCTGCAACCTTTTGGTCGCGATACGGAGGGGGACACTGCGGATGCAAACCCATCCGCGTGTCTTGATCAGACGCTAGCCATATACTTGCTAATACGCTGCTCGGACGGCACCTAATTTTTCTTTGAGTCAGGAGCTCCAAATGGATTTAAATAAAGAGCTTCAACCAAACCGAAATTTATTTGCAGCGGATCCTTTCGGCTACAGTTCTTTGGCATGGCACAAATGGGGAATCGCCCAAACGCTAGCGGGATTTCCTGTAGATATTTCAAAATCTCCAACCGCAGAAGATTTAAAATCTCCAATCCTGTGGTTAACCCAGGCGGAAGCCTTGACTCAAGCGGCGCTTGCCATCATCAATACAAAACCAGGCTTCGACGCTATACGCAACGATATTAGGGGCGTTTGCGATAGCCAATATTGCGCCGTGGGGTTGATGCTCGTTGGCTACAGTTTAGAGGTTTGTCTTAAGGCTATGACCATTCTGAGAAGTGGAGTTGTGGCTTACATGGCGAACGAAAAATCTTTCCACCATCATAACTTGGTAAAACTTGCCGAATTTATTCCAAGACTCTGTGCCAAGGATAAGGCGATTTTAAAGACCCTCACCCACTTCACTCTTTGGGCTGGTAGGTATCCGGATCCCGGATCCGGTCGAGTAAAAGATATGGAGGAGATATTTACTGCCGCGGAAGAGCACGAAATTGTAGCCAAGGATCTCTTCGAGTTGGCCACACGAGTGATGGGGCATATAAAAGTTGTGGTCGATGAAACGGCGCGCTAAATTACCCCCAAGCAACCAAGTCAACCAGGAAGACATGAATATTTATGATTGGATTAAAATTACAAAAAGCCTTTCTCAAAGAGGCGCGGGGTAAAAAAAGGGAAATCGAACTTTTTCGAGCGTTCATTCGCGCCTTCAACGCACTTGGAACTGACGCATTAGCGAAAGAGTATCATGGCAACAGATACCAAGTTACATTCAATGCGCGTCGAGGGGCCGGGCGGGCAACCCCACGCTGTGAGTTGTGCGACGTAATGATCATTAATTATCCGGCGGACGATCCTAGTGCTGCCCGAATAACTTTCAATCAAGCAAAAGTCACCGGTAACGCCTTGGGCTGTCATCGAGTCTTTTCAGCGGCAGCGCCCTACAGCTTTCGTGCAAACCTAGAACAGTGGGATTTGCTTTCCTATCGCCCAAATATAAGCTCGGCGTCGAAAGAATTTTATCCCCCGTCAAATTTACTTTCCGGAGCTTTTCTTCCATCTGTAGGCACATTTGGTGTCTTTCATCCAGTAGGCACGAGTTTCGATTTCGCGTATTTGGTGGCAGACGGTCTTACGCCGCTTCATAATAATGTCAGTCCGTCTGGGACTCTTCAGTGGAAAACTCCATTACGACAAGTTCGTGTCGTTAGCAAGCATGCTGAAATGACGGGGACATGCTGCCTTCTTCAGTTCGGACTCGCCTTGGAGCAAAACCTTATTGGTACGCCTATCTCGACCTTCATATATTCGACTGGGCATCAGTCAGCCCATATGCGGGATTGGCTGACCGAGGTTTTATTGTCACTTCAACAAGAACACCCCGACTCTACCTTGCCGGAAGAGCTCTTGAACGGCCTCCAATTGGGGCGCGAAGCCGAGGAACAGCTTCCCCAGAAACGTCCAAAATCTCTGTCGCTTCCCCGCGCCGTCATATTGACCAGGTCAGGAGGTAGCGACTCGAGCGAAAAGGAACAAGAGGCCTATTTCCCCGATGAGCCTGGCCTACCGCCCTTGTAGTGCTCTCTTAGTTCTTCGTTTCCAGAGAGCACCTCCATCATGATCTGCAACATAAGGATGGGCCCAGGTGTAATCTCCTCAGGGTCGACTTCCCGCCCGTCGTAATCAGGGTCGGTTTCGATCTCGACATTAACGATCCACCAGAGCTCAACCTTTCGCATCAAACTCATGACATCCTGAAGTCTCGCCATGAGCGCAAGGTCTTTTCCCGTCAAGACAATTTCCGGCACCTCATGAGCTAATGAGTTGCGTACCTGCTTTAGCTGCTCAAAGAGTTCAACATCTTCTTGATCAATTACGTCCGTATTTTTTAGCCATGTTAATGATGCATAAAGAGGACTTTTGTTAAGCGCAAGAATTTTGCATTTGTAATCTGGAGAGATGGTGATTCCATCCGAAGTAAAACCGATGCAGTAGAAATCCCTTAGCCGACCAATGATGGATTCCTTCAGCATTTCAAAGGCTGTTATGTAAAGGGATACAGCAATCAATCGTTCCTGCATCACCGCAGGTGTCAGCAAATTCTCCCATTGCTTCTCAATGCTCATATCGTCGTCCTGAGTGAATGTCTACAAGGGTTCGGCGCATCCGAGCAGGGGTTTGGTGATCACTACTGACGTAGCCAGCGCTGCGAACTAATCGCCATGAACTGCCTAATCCCTAACGAACCACGCTCATTCCGGGCTTTTGACCCCGGCTTAGTCAGGGCAGTAACCACCGCATCACGACTGGCCTCATACATAGCAAAAGCGTTGAAATCAGAGTCAAGCAACACCAACAGCACCGCGTCGAAGGGTTGCGCCAAATCAATAGAACCCAATCGGCCGGATATCTTGGCCGGACTCACCACGCACCGGCCTTTGATCTGGATATGTACAGGGCAGCCATTTCTGATTTCGGTGGCGTCGTAACCGGCCTTTCTGGCGCAATGCAGATCTAGGCCAAGCTTGGTCGCGGCTTCGTATTCAGCCACCTCACCGGTAATACCTAACGGCTTGCCCGTTAACCGGTAGTAGCGCCGGGCAAGTACTTTCGCATCGCGTAAGACTTCAAATATCTCAGCATTGATGGGATCGACGCTGGCTTGGATGTCATTCGTAACTGGGAGCTGAGCCAAATCTGAGCCTCATTACGCTAGACACCGGGTCGCTGAAGATTAGCAGCCATTTAGCGTGAGTCCGTACTCAAAGTCGAGGACGATGCCTTCTAGGGATAGGCGTCTTTCGAAGGGCTACACCCCCCAGCGCCATTCCCTACAACCACCACAGAATCCCCCGGCAGCGAATACACAGCCCCACCGGTATCTTATCCCCGTCACCGCTCGCGGTGACTGGGCGGAGCAGCCTGCGGTCGTACTTAGGTACCTCTCATGAAGGAACAGGTCGCTCCTCCCGATATTTCATGGCCCTGTACGCCGGGCCCCTAGGCTTTCTGGCAATGCCCAGTTCTCCTGTCTACTCCGGCTACAGTGGTCATCTTTTTAGCGCCTTGGCGATTTATGGTGGCTGTACGAGGATTTAAGCAACTGCATTGATTTGCGACCTTAATATGGAGACCTCGTACAGCTGCCTCTCTCAGCCAAGCATCCTTCAAAGCCCATCAAGTGCGATCGAAGGCCGAAGCCAGTCGCCCAAGACAATCGCCCCCAACCTAAAACCCTCTGCCGAGAAAGCATGTCGTTGCTGCGGTCAGATGTAGGCAAATTCCTCAAAGTATCCGCCAGCGTATTATCTAGGCCTGATCTCGTTTAATATCGATGATCCCGAAGCGCCTCATAAGGCACTGTATTTTCAACAATACAGCCCCAAGAAATAACGAAGAAAAGTCGACCCGTTTAATTGCCGTAAACATATCCAGCGCGACACGTTTAAATACACTCCACATTACGCCCTAAAGGCTACGAGACCTTGCGTCCTTACTTACGCATGCGTCAGAATCCGCTGGCTTGTGCGCTTTGCCCCTGGCCTCTATCGTTTACCTGCCACTGCCCATCAGTGGTCGGGTTTAGTCGCCCGGATGGTTTTAGTAAAGTGCGTAAGTACCATTCAGTCAGGTCATTCTATCCCTGCACTTGATGGTGGTTGTGCGCAGGGCGCCCCTGGGCGCGCCGGGCTTGCTAATTCCACCGGTCGACTAACCTGCGCACAGCCGCCACCCTTCTTTTAGTCGAGAACGGTTGCGGCCCCAACTGAGGGAATTAGTTATATGTTCAAGGTTACTCCCAACCCCCCGGATATCGATTCGGTACTCTACGGCGACTCTCTCGACCCTGAAAAGTTGAAAGAGGCGGCAGACCGCGCGCTCAAGCACTACCTGAACCCCGGGGCAACGAAAACGCAGATACAGCCCCGCAAGCCCAGCACGATCTTCACCATCGACGCAGCGGTGGATGACGAAACGTTACTCGTTGAGGCGTGCGAATCCTTGGCATCCGCCAGCGTGATGGTCAGCGACCTCACCGATTTGACGGACGGCCCACGGCGCCAAACGATGCTGGTGCTGCAACGGGTCATCATGTTGGGTGAGTTAGCGGTCAATCGAGTACTGGATAACCACAGGCTACCTGGGTAGTCGCCAGGTAATGTTGCGGGGGCGCCGCAAGCGCCCTCACAACAAAACAGACAGCAAGAACTACAAGGTCTCTTGCTTCTTCTGTTCAGCAACGCGGCGAATGTAAGCACGCAGGTGAACCCTCGCGGCACTGACTAGGCTAAGCCCGCGAAGCTCCGTGGAACGTTGGCTTCCGTCTGGCAGCGACACCGTCAAGGTGTCATTGAACACGCTGTACAAAGCGGTGTGCTGCACGCCTTCAATTTCAAGTGTGATTTCGTCTTCCATCCGGTCTCCGGTTTTGGTTGCGGCTTGCTATGCAGCCCAAATCGTCTCTTTAAATCCGATTAAAAGCCAGTATCCAAGCGCACCGTCATCATCAGGGCTCAACCAAAGAGCAACCGATCTCACCGATCGACCTGGAGCAAAACGATGGCCGATGCACTGACCTTTACCCTCAATTTCCCGTTCACCAGCGCCAGCGGCGAGCAGATATCGACGCTGCCCATCAAACGCCTCAAACGCAAAGACATCACTGCAGCGCAAGCAGTGACCAAAGACGAAGGCGCCATGGAAGATCAACTGGTGGCCAAGATGCTGGGCATCACCCTCGAAGACCTGGGCGAATTCGACATCGCCGACTCCCGACTAGCCACCGAGGTGTTGCGGGAAATGGCAGCCGCACGTGACCTTGCTGCACTCCTGGGACGAAGCGTTGTTGCTGGTGCTCAGGATGCAGCCGTCTGAGATCGCTCAGCTCGACCTGGTGGAGTACTGGCGCTGGGTAGAAGTGTGTGAGCGCGAGATCAATCGCCGGCTCGAACTGGCCGACAAAGCCAGTGGCTGATCAGCGCCACAACACCCACCACCAGCCCCGCCAGCAACGCGCCGCCCGCCGCCAAAGGGGCGGCAGCCAAGGCCAGCAGCGGCAGCCCAAAACAGAACGCCAACACCGCCGCCCATAACGGCAAATGCACCAGGCACAGCCAGGCAAGCCAGATCACACCGGCGCCGAGGGCCAGTGCGTAAACGATGTGGGCGGTGCGTAGCGCGATTTTTTCTAACATGCCCAAAGCGTAGCAAGATCGATGGCGAATGAAGTCCTATTGGGGTTAAAAATCGGCGGGGTTGTTTCAGGCAGTTTCAACGCGGCCTTCGGCACAGCCAAATCCACCGTGCAGCAGCTCGGTCGGGCCACTGATGGCCTTGCGGTTAAGCAGCAGGCCGTCGGTAACGCGTTGTCGGCGTCCTTGGCACGTGGCGGCACCGGTCTTGTGCAATTGCGCCGCCAGTACGATGCGCTGGGCAACACCATCGACCAACTCAAAGCCAAGCAAGACCGCCTCACCGCCAGCATCGAGCGCGGTGCGGCCCTCAAGAACCAACGGCGTGAGCTACGTGGTCAGGCCATGGAGGTCATCGGTACCGGCGTTGCGTTAGGCGCGCCTGTGCTGCGGTCATTCAACACTGCCGTCGATTTCCAGGACCAGACCCGCGACATCGCCATCACCGGTGGCTTCAACCCTGCGCAAGAGCAGCGCCTGAGCCTGGCGATGCGTGGCGCGGCGCTCAGGTGGAACCAGACCCAAACCGAGGTCGCCAATGGCACCGCCATACTCATCGCAGGCGGTATCGACAGCCTGAAAGAGCTCACCGCGTACGCCCCGGTCATGGCTAAAACCGCCACCGCGACCCGCGCCAGCATGAAGGACTTGGGTTCGGTCACCATCGCGCTCAACGACAACTTGGGCATTGGCGCCGCGGGCTTTGAGCGTTCCATGAACATGCTGGCGTTTGCCGGTAAAAGCGGTCAGTTCGAACTGGCCGACATGGCCAAGTGGCTGCCACAACTCACGCCCCAATTCGCAGCCTTGGGCATTACCGGCGAGCGCGCCGTGGCAGAGATCGGCGCCGCCTTGCAGATCGCCCGTCGCGGTGCCGGCAGCAACGATGAAGCCGCCAACAACTACAAGAACTTCCTCTCAAAAATCACCGCGCCAGAAACGCTCAAGGCCTTTGAAAAAGCCGGTATTGATCTCAAGGGCAGCATGAAAAACCTGGTCAGCGAAGGCCTGTCCCCCGCGCAGGCCATGCTCAACATCCTCACCGCCCACTTGGGCAAAAAGGCCCCGACTGCGGCGGCCGAGTACGGCAAGGCGCTGGACATCAAGGATGAGCAAGAACGGGCCATGGCCCTGGCTCGGCTCGACGAAGCTTATAAGCTCGGCGCCTTGTTCGCCGACCAACAGGTCTTGTCCTTTGTTCGGCCGGCATTGGCCAATCAAAAGGATCTGGCCAGCATCGAACAAGGCAGCGAAAGCGCCGCCGACCAAGGCGTGCTGGATCAGGACTGGGCCAAGCGCATGGGCAGCTCCAAAGAGCAACTGAAAGAGCTGCGCAATAACCTGACCGACGTAGGCCTTTCGGTCGGTAGCGCGCTGCTTCCGGCCATCGTCGAGGTCAGCCGCGCCGTGGTGCCGCTCATGCGTTCGTTCTCGGCATGGGCAGAGCAGCACCCGGACCTTATTCGCGGCGTGGTCGGCCTGGTCGGCGGGCTGTTGCTGGGCAAACTGGCCTTCATCGGCGTGGCCTATGGCGCCCATTTGGTCATGGCGCCGTTCGTGGCCCTGACCACCACCGTCACCACGCTGTCCGCCAAGTGGGCGATGCTTCGCACCATGTGGCAGATGGGCAAGTTCACACCGCTCATCACAGGGTTAAGCCGTTCCGGCGCGGGCCTGCTCAAGCTAGCCCGTGGTGCACTGCACCTGGGCAAGATGCTGGGCGGTACGTTGTGGGTCGGGTTGAAGCTTGTCGGGCAAGCCGTCCTTTGGCTCGGCCGGGCCCTGATGCTCAACCCCATTGGGTTGGCGATCACCGGTATCGCCCTGGCGGCCTACCTGATCTATCGCTATTGGGCACCGATCAAAACTTTCTTCACCGGCCTCTGGAACGAAGTCCGCGCAGGCTTCGACGGCGGCCTGTCCGGCATTCTTGCGGTACTGCTCAACTTCTCGCCACTGGGGTTGTTTTACCGGGCCTTCGCGGGTGTGATGAACTACTTCGGCATCGAGCTACCGGGCACGTTCACCGAGTTCGGCAGCCTGCTCGTCACGGGGCTGGTCAACGGCATCGGCAACATGGCCGGCGCCCTCAAAGACAGCGTCGTGGGCATTGGTGCATCCGTTAAAGATTGGTTCACCGAAACCCTGGGCATTGAGTCGCCCAGCCGGGTCTTCATCGGTTACGGCGCCAACATCAGCGAAGGCGCGGCCCTCGGCATCAAGGCTCAGTCAGGATTGGTCCGCCAGGCGGCGCTGAGCATGGCCGCACAAAGCGCGGTCGACATGGCTCCGCCCAACCCGGCGCAGGTGACCCGGGCCAGCATGCTGGGCGCCACTGGCGCAAGGTCTGCAGCCTCTGAGTCCACGGGGTCCATGACCTTCCATTTCTCGCCCCAGATCAACGTGCCCAGTGGCGCCGGCATGGAGCAAATCAGCCAGGGCTTACACGCCACTTATGCCGAATGGGTGCGGTTAATGGAGCGCTACTTACACGACAAGCGCCGCCACAGCTACGGCCCCGCCAATGAGGTCACCGCCTAATGTTTGCCATCTTGGGCGATATCGAATTCACCGTTGCAGGCGGCATCAGCGGCATAGAACACAGCGGCTCGGCCGACTGGGCCGAACATGCGCGTATCCAAGGCAAGCCGTTACTGGAATGGATGGGCGAAGGCCTGGATGAATACCACCTGACCATCGAGTTACACCCCGTACTCGGCGACCCCGAAGAGCGTCTACGAGCGTTGCGTTTAGCCAAAAGCCAACACCAGCCGTTGGCGTTCGTCATGGGCAGCGGTGAATACCTGGGGGCCTATGTCATCAGCAACATCAGCCACACACTTCGGCGTGCCACGGCCACCGGGCAGGTCAAAGCGGCCACCGTGCAACTCAGCCTGAAGGAATACACCGGCGCCTTCACGCGTAAAGCCCTGCGCCCCGGCTTACTCGACGACGCCCTTAGCGGAACGTCAGCCGCCACCATCGGCTCACCGGGTTTGATCTCTCACATGAAGCCATCGCCCAGCGCCCTGCAAAAAGTGGTCGCTCACGCGAAAACCGCCGCCACGGTGCTCAAGGCAGGCCAAAACGTTTACCACACGATCCAGAGCCGTGACGCCACCCTGATTCTGGAGCAGGTCCCGCAGTTACTCGGTAAAACAGCCCAGGCCATTGAACCGCTGCAAGGGTTAGCCACTGCCGCAGGACTGCTTCACAACGGCGCCGATTTATCGCGCCTGGGCGAACAGGTGCTAGGCAATGTCATGGGCGCACGCGCCAGCCTGAACCCCGTGGACCTGAGCAACCTCGTCGAGCGTTTTTCTGCATCCCGAGACGCCCTCGACCAAGCCGTCAGCCAAATGGACGGAGCCAACACCCGACTGGCGACCTTGGCCGCACAAATCCTGACTCGGAGGGACTGATGTTCATTGCGCATATCACCACCGAAGGCGAACGCTGGGACCAACTGGCCTGGCGGTATTACGGCGACGCTCACCGTTATTTACCCATCGTCCAGGCCAACCCCCACGTTCCTATCAGCACCACATTGCCGGCGGGGCTGACACTCGCCATCCCCGTATTGCAACCACTGCCCACCACAGAAGACCTCCCGCCATGGATGCGATGATTCCCCAGCAGGTGCCACAGGCGCGCTTTGTGCTGACCTACCAGCAGCGCAACATCACCCGTAACGTCAGCCAGCACTTGTTGTCCTTGTCCTACACCGATTTCCTCACCGGCAAAGCCGACAGCTTGGCGGTCGAGTTGGAAGACACCCAAGGCAAATGGCGCGATCAATGGTACCCAGGCCACGGCGACAGCTTGGCACTGTCCATTGGCTGGGAAGGCCAGCCCCTGCGCGCCCTAGGCCGTTTCGAGATCGACGAACTCGAACTCAACTGCCCACCCTCGACCATCACGCTGCATGGCTTGGCCACCGGCATCAAAGCGGCGCTGCGCACCACCCACCATCACGCCTACGAAAACACCACACTGGCCGCCATCGCCCAGCAGATCGCCACGCGCCAAGGCTTACAGCTGATCGGCAACATCCAGCCGATCCCGCTCGACCGTATAACCCAGCAAGACGCCGACCTGACCTTCCTGCGCAACCTGGCTGCCGAGTACGACTACGCATTCAAGATCAACGGCCAGCGCATGGTCTTCCATGCCATTAGCGAACTGACCAACACCGCACCAGTAGCCACGCTGATACTCCCGGACTTAAGCCATGTGAACCTGCGCGACCAAATAAAAGACGTCCCCCGGGCCATCGAACTCAAACACCAAGACCCGACCAGCAAACAACTGATCACCTACAAAATCGAGAACGGCGAAACCGTCGCCGCGCCCAGCAGCCTCAGCCAAACCACCACCAGCGGCGACACCCGAAAAAGCCGCAAACGCAGCGCCTCAACCGAAGCGGCCAAAGCCAAAGCCAACGCCGAACGGGCCAAAGCCAACCGCGAACGCACCACCGGTAGCTGGACGGCCATGGGCCAACCCAACCTGGTCAGCGGCAACGTCATCGTCCTGGCCGCAGCCGGCCAACTCGGCGGTCGCTACCTCATCACCTCATCCCACCACCGCATCATCCGTACCGGCGGCTACACCGTCGACAAACACGTCTGCCGCGTCCCCACGCCCCAACAAGAGCCAACCCCATGAGCACCGAACTGGCCTACGGCGAAGTCAGCGCCATCGACTACTTAAGCTGCCGCATCCGCGTCCGCCTCGACGACCGAGACGGCCTGCAGACCTATTGGCTCAACATCCCCCAGCGCAATACCCAAGGCACAAAGCGTCGGCCACTCATGCCCGAACTGGGCGAGCAGGTCGCGGTGTTGCTGGATGCGGATGGGGTGGGTGGTGTGTACCTGGGCGGCATCTATTCAACCGCTGAACCGCCGCCGGTTGTGGATGAAGACACGGATTTTGTGCGGTTCGGTGATGGAACGATTTCAACCTACGACCGTGCTGCGGGGGTGATGACGCTGGATTGCGTGGGGGCTTTGATCGTGAAGTGCGGGCGGGACGTCACGGTTGAGTCTGGGGGGCCGGTGGTGGTGAAGGCGCCTTCGGCGACGTTGGACATCCTGCTGGTCACGTTGAATGGTGACCTGCAGGTAAATGGTGATATCAGCGCTACCGGAGGCATCATGGACACCGAGGGCAATTCAAACCACCACAGTCATTAGGTCGCTGGCTCCACATTTATCGGCTGCTCATCACCGGCACCAACGTGTGGTTTATCCCAAGCAACCTTGCCTTCTTCGTTTACCGGGAAGTCGGGGTGGACTTCTTCATGGACGATTCCCGCCGGGCCATTGATGCGTAACGCTACACGCAGGGCACCGTCAACTTTCACAAATCGAGTCTCTTGCTCGAACGTGCCATTGCGCGAGTGCGTGATGATCTTGAAGCTAAACCGGGCGCGATCGCCGACATCGTTTTCAGCAATTTTTTGGTTCATACCACAATGGACGTCACCCAATTGGTGTTTGGTTGTGAAATCCATCTGACCCTGCGGCTTGAAGCCACTTTTTAACTTTTCCACGTCGGTAATTCTGACGCTCACTTGCTGCAAGGAATACTGCCCCTTGTGGATAGCGATCCACAGTATTTTTGAGCCGACAAAACTGACCGGAAAGACATGCAGATAGCTGTCACCGCCAGTGATGTGGCTAATCATGTTCTGGGTTTTGCTTTCCAGCTCGTTAACCAAGTCATTGAGGCGCTGTTCGACGCTCCCAAAGCTTTTCTCCACACCAGCCTGTTTCCGTACTCTGAAAATCTGACCAGTCATCCAGCTAGCCAAGAAAAACGAAGTTCCGAAGGTCGAAATGGTGCCTTTAAACGAGACGTCCGGCCCCCAAACCGCGTAGGTGGTCCACGCCGTCGCGACCACCAGAGGTATTCGAAACTCTTTTACTAGCTGTTGGACCGTTGATTTTGAGATGCCAAACATTAAACGACTCCCTTCGATATTTTTGCGATATCGCGTCATCGGCCGTGCGAACTACATCTTTAAATCCGATTAAAAGCTGCCATCAATTAGATCGCCCACCATGGGCTCATGACGAAGCCCATTCCCCATACCAGCATCACCGCCGCCCACTGGCAGCCCACCCTCGGAACCTCCGGCGAGGTGGTCCAGGGCCTGCGCGACATCGACCAGGCCATCCGCATCATCCTCTGCACGCCCAAAGGCAGCGATCCCCATCGCCCAGAGTTTGGCAGCAACCTGCACCTGTACCTCGATTGGCCCACTAACCGCGTCACACCGCACCTAGTGCGCGAAGCCGTCGACGCGGTTCGCCAATGGGAACCCCGCGTCTCGGTAGTCCAGGTGCAAATCCAGATTCATGCAGCGCAGGTCATCGTGCGGGTGCAATGGCGCGTGGCCGGTGAAATACAGCAGTTGACCGAGGTCCCTTATGCGCGAGTTGCCTAAACCCGAGTTCATCAAAATAGACCCCGCCGCGCTGGAAGCTCAGCTAATCGCCCGATATGAACAGAAGTCGCGCAAAACCTTGTACCCCGCCCAGATCGAGCGGTTGTACATCGACCAGATTGCCTACGCGGTGTCCCGGTTGCAGATGAGCATCCAGCATGCCGGTGAACAACTGCTGGTGCGATTCGCTCGCGGTCCGATCCTCGACTACCTCGGTGAACTGGTCGCCACGCCCAGGTTGCTCGCCCAGGCCGCCCGCTGCACGTTACGTTTCACCATGCCTACGGCCGTAACGCAGCCGCTACTTATCCCAATTGGCACTCGGGTCGGCACCCAAGATGCCAAGCTCACTTTCATCACCGATCGAGACGTAGTGATGGCTGTCGGTCAAAGCCAAGTCACCGTCACCGCAACCTGCACGACCGTCGGCGAACACGGCAACGGCTGGACCGCCGGACAGATCAGCGTCCTCGGCAACTCACCAGCGCCGGGCCTGACCGCAAGCAACACGACAGTCACCGCCCACGGTGCCCAAGATGAAGACGATGACGGCTACCGCGAGCGCATCATCCTGGCCCCCGAAGCCTTCAGCAACGCGGGCAGCCGCGCAGCCTATCGCTACCACACCCTGGCCGTGCACCAGTCAATCGTCGACGTCGCCGTGCAGGGGCCAGATGAAGGCCAGCCAGACGGCCACGTCGCGCTGTTCCCGCTGACCACCTCGGGCTTGCCCACAGACGATCTACTCCGACGCATCGAGAACCAAATCAGCGGCGAAAAACTCCGTCCTCTATGCGACACGGTCAGCGCGCTGTCACCCGTCGAAGTCGCCTATCAAATCAAGGCAAACATCACTTTCTATGCCCACGCCGACCGAAGTGTCGCCATGGCCACCGCCCAGGCCGCCGCCCGGGTCTATGCAGACGAATGCCGTGCCAGTCTCGGTCGCGATCTGGTGCCAGAACAACTCACCGCATTGCTTCAGGTCACCGGCGTATACCGCGCTCATCTAACGCTGCCGGCAGCCTTGCGTGAGTTGCAGGGCAACGAGTGGGCAAACTGTACCGCCATTCATTTGATCGATGCCGGGGTGGCTCATGACTGAACAGCCGCTGCCGCCGGCATTGGCCGGTGATGAACGTTTCGCGCTGCTGTGTGAACTGCTTAATCAAGCCTTAGATGATCTGGACCTCAACGTGATGCTGGTCTACCTGATCGATCTAGTGAAACCCTCACTGCTTCCGATCCTGGCCGACCAGTTTTCACTCTTGGACGAAGCAGCCTGGCAACTGGCCGAGTCCGAAGAAGCCAGACGCAAGTTGGTTAAAGGAGCCGGTGAACTGCACCGCTTCAAAGGCACGCCGTGGGCAATCCGAGAAGTCATCCGCCTGCTGGGCTTCAGCGAAGTCATCCTCTTGGAAGGGATACATGCGCAGCCAAGCACCGAGCCTTCCATCTGGTCGCTGTACCGGGTCGTTTTAAAGCGCGTCATCACCAACGACCAAGCGGTGCTCTTGCGACGCCTACTTCTTTCCGTCGCCCCGGCGCGCTGTCGCTTGGTGTCGCTGGACTATCAATCCGTCGCCATCCGCTACAACGCTGTGGCGTGCTACGACGGCCAATACAACCATGGGAGCAGCTAATGGCCGATTTACCCGAGTCTCAAGAATGGGCACCCGGTGTGTACCAGCTCGAAACCTCCGATCCCGTTCTAGGCGGGCCAGAGGGCATATCCAATCAACAAGCCAAACAGCTGGCGAACCGAACGAGCTGGCTAAAGAAAAAAATAGAGTCTTTCCTCGACGGCTCCGGCATTAGCTTTGCGAGCCTACGGGATGCAGAAAAAGGAACCGATACCAAAAAACCGATGAATGCGCTCAGAGTATTTCAAGCGATCAGCGCCAAAGTGGTTCAAGCAACGATAGTTACCCCAGGCATTGCACGTATTGCCACTCCTTCTATGGTCATAGAGGGGACCGATTACGGCTCAATAGTGACGCCACACGTTCTCAGGAACGTGTTCCCGTTTCGTGGTCGGCAGGTCTACAAAGTGCCCGGAGTATTTACTTGGAAAGTACCCTCGGGGGTAACCAAAGTCTGGGTCGAGGTCATCGGCGGTGGCGGCGGTGGGGCTCGATATAAAACACTCCCAGGTCCCTCCGGTGGTGCTGGTGGCGGGATAGCCCGGAAATTATATGACCTCGGCGGCCAAACCTCAGTGACAGTCACCGTTGGCGCGGGCGGCATTGGCGCATTGGTTGACGGGGGGGCAGGCACCGCGGGTGGGACTTCATCATTTGGCAACGCCGTAGCGGCCACGGGCGGCGGTGGTGGTTTGAACACTGGCCACGCCCCCTTTGGTGGACACGGTATGGGAGGCGACGAGAATCATAGCCTTGGACCGGCCGGTCACCCCATCGGTCATGCCAATAATAATGCCTTCCGCGGGGGCGCTGGCGGAGGGGGCGAGTCAATCTCCACTTCAGATGATACCCGCAAACCTTCAGCACCAGGACAAGGAGGCGGAGGGCGCGTTTCCAACGCCGCCCCTGATGGCGCAGGTGGACAGGTAACTATTCAATGGTGACGAGCATGTGGGCACGCATAGAAAACGCGACAGTCGCAGAGATGACAAGTATCGACCCGCAAGGCCGGTTCCCCCCGTCGCTAATCTGGATAGCATGTCCTGACGACACACAGCCAGGCATGCAATACGCGGATGGGATATTTACAGCAAAACCAAAAGCGCCAATCGACCACGCCGCACAAGTTGCCAGTCGGCGCTACCAACACGAAACAGCAGGCATCACCGTAGACGGCGTGAGTATCGATACCAACCGCGACAGCCAAGCGTTAATCACCGCTGCGGCGTTATCTGCCGTTATGGACCCGACTTACTTGTGCGTTTGGAAAGCACTAAGCGGCCCGGTCACACTAACGGCTGCCCAGATAATCAATATCGCCACCGCCATACGAGCGCACGTCCAGGCCTGTTTTGATCGGGAGTGTCAGTTACTAACAGCACTGGCCGAGGGGACCTATACAGCCGACATGCTTGACCACGGCTGGCCGGCGGTCCAAGGGGCATAACCATGCAGGAAATTCGCTGTGGCGAGTGCCACCGCAAACTCGCCACCGTCCGCAGTTTTATAGACCTACAAATCAAGTGCCCGCGCTGCCGGACACTCAATCACCTGAAGGCCCCGAGCCTCCTATCCGAATGCCCTGAGCATCTGCCCAAAAAAGAGCAGACATGCCCCAGCCCATCATTGGAAGCCTGTTCGCAGGCATAGGAGGTTTTGATGTCGGATTCGAAAACGCAGGCTACCGAACCGCCTGGCAAGTGGAACTCAACCCCACCAACCGGGCTGTCCTTGCCGATCGATTTCCTCACGCCACCCAGTTCGAAGACGTGCGCCACTGCGGCGCCCACAACCTCATCCCCGTCAATGTCCTCACCGCCGGATTCCCCTGCCAGGACATCAGCATTGCCGGCTCAAGACCCAACAACAAAGACACCCGAGGCCTACGCGGCCAACGAAGCGGCTTGTTCTGGGAAGTCATACGAATCCTCAAAGAGACACAACCTCGCTGGGTGGTGCTTGAGAATGTCGTTAACCTGCTCGCTATCAACGATAGCCAAGACTTTGAAACAGTCATCGGGGCCCTTGCGCAATGCGGGTATGTGGGATGCTGGCGAGTGCTTAATGCTCAATATTTCGGAGTCCCCCAGCAACGTCGTCGCATATTCCTGGTCGCAGGTCATCGACGAATGCCCCCCATCGAGCTGCTGGCTGACGCCGCGCCAGTGGAAGCAATACCTCCAGCGTCTGGCAAGATCCCGTGGCCACGGCCCGCGGATGCATGGGCTGCCAATACTCTATTGGCAAACAAAGCTGGCTCACAAATCGCTATGGGCTGTACAACTTTCATCGCTCACCCGCACCGATGGCATCAGATGGCTGAGCGGCAGCGAACGTCTGAAGATGATGGGATTTGCCTCGGACTGGATGCGGCCAACCTTGCAGAGGCTTTCGCTGCCGGAAACGCCGTCGTTACGCAAATCGCGCAATGGATTGCCGAAAAGCTAA